TTACATTTCAGACAATGTTGTTTGTTCTATATCACACCAATCTGCTACTACATTCATTACTGCACTTGTTTTAAATTCCAACTCTGGCAATGTGGTTTGCAATATATTTTGAAATACACCACCTATATGTACTGTTATAGGGAATTGATAATTATATTCCATTTCCGATAGTATTGTTTCAGATATAGGCCTGAACACAGTACCACCTATATACACTGTTTTTTCTGGCATAGGTAATTGCAATATACTTTTTGCTTCTAATATCAAATGTGCTGGTTTATATTTTTCAATAGTTTGATAAACATTTTTCCATTGTTCTTCTAATATTTGACCATACAGTTCTACACAAAATGTATTTTTTGCAGTTCTTTCTAATACAGAAACTTTTTCTAATGAAAACAGAAACATCAATATTTGTTCTAATCTTTTGGGGTTCATAGGTGCCCTTGTTCTTACAGCAAGCAATATTTTTTGTCTTCTTTGTTCTATACTAATATTAGGGTGTATAGGCAGACCATATTCTTCTTCCCAATAATCTAATGCCCATGTTGCTGTTTGAGGCAATATTTGTGCTATTGTTTCATTTACCCATTTTACAAATAAATCTCCCTGTACTCCCATTGCTTCCATTATATACAGTGCTGTTTTAGCTTTATGATATACTGGTGTGATGTAGTCCAATCCATCTATTGCTGTTTTACTTGTCAATATTTGCTGTATGTCCTCACTTGTGTATTTCATAATAATGTCACGTCCTTCTGTTCTGTAACAGCAACACAATATTCTGCAATATCAATATTTACCACACCATCATTTATTTTTAATTGTTGATAATCCCACACCCCTTCTGTATTAATCAGCACTGCTCCCACTTCTGCATATTTTACTTCTGTATGTGCTTCTTCTGTTTTAAAATATTCTCTCAAATTTTTTAGAAATGTCTGTTTGACTTGTTCCTCATCATATCCTTGTTCCAATTCTACAATTGCACTTACTTGTATCGTAATAGGTTCTGCTGGTATCACATTCAAATAGGCATTGATAGGAGCAAGCCTTTCATACCAACTATCATATCTCATAATATGATTTTCTACTTCCTCACAAACAGACTGCTGTACTGGCATACCATCACTGTCTGTCAGTACAATTGTAACAATTCCTGTATCATCTTTTGCTGATATGACATGAGCAGCTCCTACTCCTGCTACTTCTAACGCCCAGCGTCTATAGTCTGCTGGAGAACCTACAAAAGAATTACCTAATGAAGCATCAAAATCCGCTATTCTTTGTCTAAAGCTATCTTCTGTTTCTTGCTCATATCCTCCATATGCTTTTTCTTTATTGACTACAGAAACAATACCTTTCATAGGTTTTACCATAAGTAATATCGTTTCTGCTGCAACATTTCCTTTTTTCCCTGCCTCTGTACAAACACATTCCACTTCTGCAATACCTGTTTCTGCTATTTCACATTCCTCTACTGTATAAAATACAATGCCACTTTTTTCTGGTGTAGAAACAGTAGAAAATGTAAAGCCTTTGGGTATTTTTGTACTCATAATCCCTTTAATGGTAAGCATTGCTTTTGCATAACTAGCTTGTTTCAAAAACAAATTTCTATTTTCTCCGTGTCCCAGCAATATATCACCATAGGAATACTTTGGTACAATATTTTTTATTGCTTCTACTAATGTAAACTCTATTGCTCTAGAAAATGCTATTGCAACAGGATAAAACAAATCACATACCCAGCCATTTTCTTCTTTACTGATATTATCTGGCAGTTTTTGAAGCATTTCAGAAAGTATTTTTTCTGTACTGTAATTCTGTAAAAACTCTGGTATTACAAATGGCATTTCTTTCTCCCCCTTTCTTTTTAAAATAAAAAACGCCCTAAAAAGAGCGTTTTAGTATTATTTGCTTAATTTATAAAGAGCGTATTGATTTAATGATACTCCTTCTTTTTCTGCTTCCATTGCTAATTTAAAGTGTAATGACTTTGGCAATCGAATAACAAATTTTCCACTATAATTTTCTGTTTGAATAGGTTCAGGTACATCAAAACCATTTTCTAACTTTGTTTCAATATAGCCTTCCATTGCTTCCTGCAAATCTTCCCATACCTCTTTATAGCTGTCACCTGTACTTTGACAACCGTCTAATTCTAATATTTTACCATAATAATAACTACCACTTTCATCGTTAATATGCTGAATAATAAAATTATAAGGTAAATTTTTATAATATTCTACTATTTTTTGTGCTTCTATATCTCTAATATTACTTGGTTGATTTTTTATTTTTGAAATGTTTTTTTCGATGTATGTCATTTTTTCACCTCCTATATATAGTATTATATACAGTATCATATATCAAGAGATGTTTTTAAAAATCATTATCTGGAAACACCTAGTTTTTCTATTAATGCCTCTTGTGCTACTTTTGAAACATTAATATGTGCTTTTTCTGCTTCTACATTTAACCAATTAGGTAATGTAATATTTCTTCTGACTGCTTTATTATCCACTTTTTTACGATATTCTGTAATATCAACATCTACTAAAGAAACATAACTTTTTCCCTCTTGTACAAATGTACCATTTTTTATATTAACATCAAATAAATTTGTTGGATTTGGTATTTCTATTTTGTCATATTCTAACGATATTATTTTTAATGCTATAGCATCTCTTGCCATATCTATTGCATTTGTAATATTTTCCCCTTCTGTTAAAATTTCTAAATCAGGTACTTCTACTAATATAACATATTCAGATTGTGTAAAAATCACAGGATATACTACTTTCATATTATTTCACTCCTTCTTGTGCATACTATCTATATAATAGGAAATATAGAAATTTTACAATCCCCATTTTTTTAATATTGCTTTTGCTAGTTTTTCATTGATTTCTTTATGTCTTGGAATAGTTTCTTTTTCTTTTCCTCTTGCATAAATATCATGACTACCTCCATGTCTTTCAAATTGGAAACCAATACTTTCTAGCTTTTTTACTAACTCTTTCTGCTTCATAGTTTCCTCCCTTCCATAGTTATATTATACACATAATATACACATTTATCAATTGTAATATACACATTTTTAACGTATCAAAAACGCTGTTAATTTTTTATCTTCTACCCACAAGCCATTTACCCAAAATGTAAGCTCTACACCATCTGTTTGCCATACAAATGTAAAATCATACACTCTTTTTGTTCTCTGATAAGGGTCAGCTAAAAGTGCTTCTGTTACTGTTTTTTCGATATAACTTTGTTGTGCTTTTCTATCCTCTTGAGCAAATGCTTCTTCCATTTCTACACCAGTTTGAGAGGAATAAGCAAAAAACGCCCATCTTTGTGTTAACACTGTTTTTAAACACCACTGTACCCAAGTATCATAGGGTGTTGCTGTTTTGATTTCTCCATTACTATCCAGTGCAATATCTCCTTTTTCAAAATCAAAATATATACTTTGTTTTGTTCTATTTTGTTTTTTGGTATCACTTTCTATTACTTTGGGTACAGCAAATGTAGGAAATAAATTAGTCACATTCCAGCACCACCTTTGCATTGAGTATCAAATCAATTACAATGGCATCTACTCCTACCCACGCTACAAGTACTCTGTCTCCTGGTTTTATCCATCTCATTTTATCGGGTAAATACACATCGTGATAATGTATTCCTGTACTACAAACACTATGATTATGTTTTCCTTTGGCATTATGTTCGTGGTCTGGGAATGTATCTGGTGGCTTGTGTAAATATTTCTCTCCTTCCTGCCAGCCTTTTTCACTCCAATCTTCTTCTTCCCAGCCTTCTACAACAGGGTCTTCTCCCTGCCACCACGTCATTGTCATAGGCTTTGCTGGGTTCCAGCTCACACTTCTGCATATAGAATAATCCTCTATTGGTATAGGAATGGGATAGGTATTTGTTAAAAGACTGTAATCCTCTTGTATCACACCAAAATCTAATATCAAAGGGCTTTTTGTACCGTTTTGCACTTCTTGCCTTATTACACTTCCCAAATGTTGAAATCCTTTCATATTCTTTCCAACTCCAGCTCCATTGTTTTTGAAAAACCGTCATGTGTTACTCCTTCTACTATAAAATATCCTGATAAATTACCAGCTACTAGCTTTATTTTGTCGCCTTTTCTCATTATAGGTACATCTATTGTAGATATAGAAATACTTTCTTCTGGTTTTCCTTTTTCTTTTAATATATTTTGTGCTTCTTTTTCTGCATCTTCTAATGTTTTGTTACTGTCTTTTGTAATAATTTCTTGTAATACACCATATTCTAAGCCACCATTTACCGTTTTTAATAAAGGAGGTCTTTTGTCTTCCTCAGACTTTCCATATACTAACACTTTTGTAACCAATCCTTGTAATGTCAAGCGGTCTGTAGTACTTTCTACATTTTTGCCGTGAAAATAGTAAATATCTGTATTACTGCCTTTTTTTCTAATAATGAGTGTGTCTTTTTCAAAAAGCATAACATATTTACTGTTTAGTTTTGTTTGTGCTTCATCTAGCACTGTTGTTAATTGCCTGCTGATTTCCATATCTTTTAAAGGCGTCTTTCCATGCGTCCAGCTTTCCCATTCATACTGCACAGTAATACCCCATTCTTTACAAATATCTTCTACTAAAAACTGTGTACTTTTTCCACTAGAATAGTATGTATTGCCTTTGCTTTGTGTCAAATATATCATTTTATCATATGCTGTAAATGACAGTTCTTTTTCTAATGCACTGGTGTAACTCCAATCCCATACAATTCCTCTGAAATACTCTTGTTTATTTACAAAAATTACTATTTGCGTACAAAGTTCTATCAAATCACTGATATATCCTTTGTCTATTTTGATATTTGCTAGTTTGATTTCTGCCTTTTGTGCAATGCTATCTTTTTCCTCTCCCCATGTTAATGAAGTACATAGTCCTGTCAAATCCATTACTTCCCCAGAAGAAAAAAATGCTTTTATACTGTATTTCAGTTTTGTAATATCTACTTCTGCCATAATTATCACATCCTTATACAGGAAGCAGTAACACTTGCCCTACACTAATTTTATTTGGATTTGAAATATTGTTTAATGTTGCAATTTCTTGGTATCTGTTTCCTGCTCCTAATTTTGATTGTGCAATATCCCATAAACAATCTCCTTTTTTGACAGTATAAGAAGTATCTGACTTTTTTTCTGGTCTTTGCTGTTGTTGTGGTGTGACTGCTTTTGTTGTGCCTTCTTCGTTGTCGCCTTCATTTCCTTCTGTACAAACTTTTAACTCTTTAGCATGAATAAATGAAATGTCACAGTCATAATCTCCAAATCCTCCTGCATAGGTCATAGTATAACTTTCTAAATATACCTCATGATTGACAGGTGTTTCTGTAATCAGTAACCTGCATTTTATTCCTCTATTTCTTAAAAAAGAAAACCACGACTGCACCTTTAAAGGGTCGCCGTGGCTAACAATAATGTAGGGATTTTGATAACTTCCATTTTCCTTTTTGACTTGTCTTTTTTCACCTGGTATTTTGCAGCTCCACGATATTCTTGTTAAATCCTCTCCTAGTGGCTGCATCACCTCACCAATATTCATAATATCATAACTTTGAAATCTTGTAGCACAATCTACTTTTATTTCTTCTGGCAGCATAGGAAATGTCATAAAATTCCCTGTGTCGCACTCTGTTAATATGATTTTCATTTCACCACCTCACAAAAAACACCTGTCCTTGTAAACACTGTAAGCAAATTTAATATTCTAATGCTTTTTTCAATTCTTCGTTTTCTTCACAAACTCTCACAAAGGCATCTGCATAACTTAGTGCAGTATCTGACTTCATCAATTCCTGTATTCTTTGTTCTGCCTGTTGTTTTTTGCTACCTGCACCTGCTCTACTACTGCCATATTCTTTAAATATACCACTTGCTTGTGTCATTTCTACCATTTCATCTAACATAGCAATATAGTCATTGTATGCCTGTTCATTAGACTTTTTTAAATCATATAGTTTTGCTGACAACTCCTCTGTATTTTTGCCAATTACTTCATATTGTTTTGCAATATTTTCAAACTCTTTTAATTCAAGTGATTTTTTTAATTCTTCCAGTTCTTGTTTTGCTGTTTCAGCTTCTTTAAGTGCCTTTTTGACTTCTGGGTGAAGTGTTTGTTGTATTTTTACTGTTTGTATTTCTGGTTCATATTTCTTTTTTAATTTTTCATAAATTTCACTGTCGCATTCATTCATTTTGTTAATATCCATAGTTTCCTCCTGTTTTTGTTCCTCTTTTGCAAAATCATATACAGTACTATAAAATTCATTTACACTCTTTTGTAATAATTCCTCTTTTTGTTCTGCTGTTTTGCTTTCATCTTTCAGCACACTTATTAAAGAAGTTTCCATAGCTTTTTTAATTTTTTGCTCTTGTGTTTGTTGTTCCTGCATAGAAACACCTAATGCCTTACAAATGTCCTCCACAGTAATATTTAGTTCCTTACATACATTTTGAATAATACTTGTTTTTAAATCTGACACTGTATTCTCCTCCTCTATACTTTTTTTCAAACAAATGAATGCTCTTTGATTTGCTCCTTGTTTGCATAAATCCACACTGTTTACAGATACATTTTTCAATTTTTTTGCCATACTTCACACTCCTTTTAGACATAAAAAAAGCACATGCTATAAAACAAGTGCTTTACAAAATATATTTTATTGTGTTATACTTTACTTACAAAGGAGGTAACCGCCAGCCTTTGCCACAAGGTGGAAGGTGGTTAGTCTCGGTTTGGTGTTTCAACTACCCAAAGCGTGTGAGGCTATAATGGGTAGTTTTTTTATTACTTTCTTTTATCCATCAAAATAACAATGATGAGAGAAAGCAACGCAATTAGAGTGTTAAACATATTTAACATCAGTTCAGTTGATGTAAGCATTAAAAACAATACTTCATATGTACTCATAGCATCGCCTCCTTCCTTTGTATAAGGAGGCTAACTACCCTATTTCGGTTACCTTATATTTATATTATCACATCAATTTTCATATTTCAACAAAACATTCTAAAAAGCTCCTTGCTTGTACTGCCTTATTTACATTTTCTACCTGTGCTGTGCCTTCTATAGAAAACATATTGTATTCGCCTTTTTTGATTTTATGCCAAGTACTGTCATCTGTTATCTGAAAACCTACCCACCAACCACAAGGCAAGCTATTCTCTGGAAGCCCTAACGCCTGTATCTTTTCTTTTGTAAATACAATACTTTCAATCATTTTGCCTTTTTTACGTAATGCAGGATTGTGTCTTTCTCCTGTATCTCTAAATTTTAGCACATAGTCATAGGCAGTTCTTTCCAGTTCTTCCCCTGTAATACTGTCGCCTTGATAGTCTTCAATACTATTCCCTTGTTCATCTTCAGCGACATTTGCCCAGCCAAATACCTGCTTTTTGTCCTCAACAGACTTTTTTAATTCAAAGTTCATTTCATCACTTCCTTTTTATTTCAAATAAGCAATAAAAAAACGCCCTAAGGCGTTAAGGTACAATATTACCAATCATCATCGTCATCATCTATGCCCCAATAATAAAAATATCTTTTTTATTTTTGACGCATTTTTTTAATACATCTACAAAATCGTTGTAACTATTATCTCCTATTTCAAATTCTTCTTCTCCACAAGGGTCAACTCCAAATAATTGTTCATATTGTTCTACTAAATCTTCTAGTTCTTTTGTCATTTTTCCATAATACATTATTTTAATCCCCTTTCAAATTCTTTTAATATAACATTAACTTGTTCTGTTATATTTGGAAAAATGCTATTAGCTACTATCCATACATCTTTATTTTGCATATATATCATTCCACCGTAATTTGCCCATGTCTCTTTCTCTACTCTAAAGGGTTTATTCCAATAATCTGGGTCAGGATGTATATAACCTAATTTTATCTTTCCTTTTGACATACCATTTAATATATCAGAAATTCCTCTGTAAGGTTCTTTTACTTCTTTCTCTCATAATTTATTAAGATTTTTTTTATTTGGCTTACAAAATCCAGGTATATCCTCAGCTATTTTATAGTTGAATTTTCCTAAAGCCTCACGTGTTTTTGTAGTTACTTTTTCATAATGTTTTAATAAAATATCATTTTTTCTCCATTCCTCTTCCTCTATTTTATTTTCAAAAATAAGAAACATAAATTGAAAGTCATTTTCCGTAGCAAGTAATTTTTGAATTAAAATTTTTGTTAATTCCATTAGTTATAACTCCTTTATGAATTTATACAATTCATTATCTTTTAGTTTTAAATGTTGCAGATTTATTATAAATTCTTTATATCCTTCACTAAAATAATCACCTAAACACAAAGTATTTAAAGTTCCTGCTTTACTATCAAATCTTCCTTTTCCATTTAAATCTGTTTCATATAAACGACCTTGATATTCTGATATAAATTTAGAGTTTTCTAATCTATAAATAGGAATATTAAATGTTTCGTCATCATAAATAATATCACCAATTCCTATATTTTCTAGTCCATTATTTAAAACTCTAATATATTCAAAATTTTTGTGTAATTTAAGTTTTGTTTCTAGTGCATGAGCAAACTCATGAATAACTTCTCCTTTTTCAGGATTTAGCGAAATATACATAATTCTTTTTTCTCTATCATAGCAAGAATTCCTTCCTTTTTCAACTACTATTTCTTTTACATAATCTTTTAATATTTTTTGATGTGTTTCAGGAATTAACGCTAAATCATTTTTGATAATATCTATTGTTTTTTTAGGAATGTTTTCTATATTCTTTATTCTTATAAAATTAGGATTATTAATATCATCAATATATGTTTTGATTGGTGCTTCTTCTGGTTCTGAAATTTCTTCATACTCCACAGCACACCTACAACTTGTATGAAAAGGTGGGAAAAGCACATCGCCCCATTGTGTTTTAAAATACTCATTTTGGTTTACTTCCTGTCCTTCTACTTCTCTACAGCCTTTACAAACTCTATTATAAGCAATAAAAAAACGCCCTAAGGCGTTAAGGTACAGTTTTTATTTTTGATGTGCTAAGTCAACTAATTTTATAACTCCACCTGATTTTGTTTCATCTCCTGTTTCAATTGCTTCTTTGATTTTCTGCTTATAGTCATCAATACTGCTATAAAAATCATAATGATATGGTGGAAATTCATTTGTAGGAAATATTTCTTTCCATTGTTCTTTTAACTCTCGCAAGTCTATATCATTCTTTAAAATACTAAAAAGAGGTGTTTTACGAGGTCTATAAAATGATGTTTTACGAGGTTCTCTCATTTCTTTCATGCTATCAGCTCCTTATAAGCTTCATATACTTCTTTTAAAATGCTGGTGCACTCCATTTTACTTTCACAATTTAATACATCAATCGCTGATAAATTAGCAAATATTTCCCTATACACATTTTCAGTATTTTTCCAATATCTTTCTTTATGCTTCCCATTCAAGATACCATTCATTTTACCTTTACTTAATGCACTAAATATATCTGAAAATCCTATATCATCAAAATATTTGCCGTCTTCTTTAAACCATTCTTTTATTTCTTTTTCATAATTATATATGATTTTGCTTGTATTTTCAACGGATTTTATAAATTTTTCATTTTCCCAGCTTCTATATAATAACTCATCCATTCTATGAGATAGTTCATGAGCTTGTACAATGTTCATATCGTATAAATCATAATTGGGTGCATTGGGGTTATATTTTATCAAGTCTAAATCCTTATCATAAGCAAATGCTGAACCTAATTTTTTATCTAACTGATATTCTGTAGTTTGATGAAGGAATTTCATATTTTTGTTAAATTCATTATCTTCACTTTCTTGAAGTATTTGTGTAAATTCATCATGTGATGCTTTTATTTTAGGGTCGTTGATTTCTGGTGCTTCTAATGTTTCCGTAACTTCTTCATACTCCACAGCACATCTACAACTTGTATGAAAAGGTGGGAAAAGCACATCGCCCCATTGTGTTTTAAAATACTCATTTTGGTTTGCTTCCTGTCCTTCTACTTCTCTACAGCCTTTACAAACTCTACCATCACCTGCAGTAATGACATACTTTTTCACTTTTCCCATCAATCCATCTTTTTGAGCCTGTTTGATGCTGTAATATTCTCCTGCGTTATATGCTCCTGCAAGTTCTGTTCTAGCGATAGTCATAGCCCTATATTCTTTTTGCTTTTTGGCATATTGCTTTGCCTTTTCTAATGCTTTTTGCTCTGCTGTCTGCTCTTTCATTTTAGTGTGGTTCTCTAATAGATTTTGTTTAATACTGTTATAGTAATTTACATTTGCTGTGACTTGTCCTTTATGTAATCCTATCATTGGCTTTAACAAATCCGCTGTACCTTCTGTAGTGATACCTAGTGTTTCTGCTCTGTCAATAACCAGTTTTATCGCTTCTTTTTGTGTTTTTGTCAGCTGTACTATCTGCTCTGCACAACTTTTTTCTATCCACTTTTTGGTTTCGTGGTATTTTATATCAAAAGAAAAAGAAGATTGCCTTTCGGTAATCTTCTTAACTATTTTTTCTGCTCCTTTTTCCATAGCAGTCTGTTTTTTTGTAAACATTTTTCCCAACACAAATATAGTAGTGCTTTGTAGTAATTGCTTTTCTATTTCATTTGTCACTTTCCCTTTTTTTACCATTTCTATGTACTGTTGTGCTGTAATCTCTCTTTGCTGATTGTCCCATAATTCTATGAAATATTGCTCTAGTTCTGGTTGTTCTTCTTCTAATGTTTCCCTTAATTCTTTTATTGCTTCAGGGTAGTTGTTGTGTTCTTTTTTGACTTCATTGTAAAACTGCATCATTCATTATCCTCCATTTTCTTCCTCTTTAGGAGGATAGGCAACTCCTTCTAATGCCTCAGGCAAACCACCCATTTCTCTTATTTTTCTTTCCAGATTTTGGTCTAATGTTAAAAGTCCCACATTTGCCATTTTTACAATATAATCTGCAAACTGTGTCAAATCCTGTTTTTCAATATCACCATGTATCAGTTTTGGCATATCGCTTATATTTTTAAAATGACTTTGATTGACTTTTATCAGCTTTGGTATTGCCTGTGTATTTATTGTTTGGCATATAATATCCAAATAAGTACCTATTGCTACCGCAAAAAGCCTTGTTTTATCGCTGGAAAGTGCAAAACTTCCTGTTTGTTGATGTCCCAAAAGCACAAAATCAGCCATACAAGTCATAGCCATTCTGTTGTCTATTCTTTCTATAATATTGCCTATTTCGAACTGTCTTTTGCTTCCGCCGTTTACTAGGCTAAACGTCCAGCCATACGGCAACACAATACCTTCTTTTTCGTCCCTTCTAATATTTTTTACTAGCTTTTCTGCATAGGCTAATGCTTTCATATTCTCTGGGTCGTCATTCCATATATCTGCTCCTTCTGGTGGTTGCAACAATGGCAATCCTGCTAAATCCCTCTCTACTCCTATGCCCTCTATCTGTCTAAATCTCTTTTTATAATAATAATCTGTATAGCAATTTCTTAGTATAGAACGCCCCTCTGGATTTTGTTTTCTACTCTTTGTTACAAAATGTAATGCTTTTTCAATGGGTATTGTTCTAATGATATAGTCTGGTGGTGCTATTTGCGACATTGCTAACAAGTCGTCATTTTCTCCATATTCCCAACGATACAATGTATCCTGTGAACGCAATGCTAATTTTTTCCAGCCTATCAATCCATCTGTATATTTACTTTGATTTTGTATTCGCCTTTTATAACAAATTTCGTGATAACTCTAGCCATAAATTAAAAATAACATGATTTCAGAAATGGTATCTTGCCAGGACTGTTCCATGTCATTCATACAGCTTTTTATAAATTCTGCTGCATTTTTATCTGCTTTTGTATTTGCTGCTGGTTCTATATCCCATGTTACTTGCCTCATAAGCATTTCTATTGCAAAAAGCATTGCTCCTATAATATCATCATTTTCAGACATTTCTTTATACACTTCAATGCCTTTTTGCCCTTGTAACTCTGTTAAAAATTCCTCAAAAAATACACCACCATATCGCCTTTGTCCTATACGTCCATATTCTCCAAATATATCCAATTTCCTCACCACCTCACTTTATTATATCCAGCCATTTTCTCTATCTTTTTCAGCAAAGCAATCAGGAGGTACAATAGCTGTGTTACCCTTTGTCAGTTCTGCAAAACCATTACTAGAAGCGTCTGCCATATCTTTATATTTTCCTTCTGGGAAGCTTTCCAGTTGTGATAAATAGCTTTCTGTCCAATCTGAAAGCAATACAAACACATTTCCTTTTTCTGTACCTTGCAAGCCTATCCACTGTGCAGAAAAAGGTTCTGCTCTTGTTTCTTTACTGCCCGACTCTCTTACCACTGACACCGAAAATCCAGAAAGCAATTTTATGTACTGTTCTGCTTGGTCTTTTCCTGCCTGTCCAGGATCTTGCGATAATCTTATTTTGACATTTTTATATTTTGTTTTATCTGTTTTTGCAGTATTTAATACCGTTTGTCTTACTTCACTTGCATTCATTCTTCTATTAATAACATCTACTATGACATAACTGCCATTTTTTCTTTTTCCTATCAATACCCCTGCGGTATATGCTGCACCACTTTCTGTATTTTTTCTATCCTCTGTAGCTGCAAAATCCCATGCCCTCACCCACTGCTTTACATCATTTGGTATTTCTTCTATCAAATTTACTTTATTTCTTGGGAAATACAGCCCTGCTGCTGGTTTGATTTTCCAGTTACCATATAACAGTCTTTCTCTTTCTACTATAGAAAGTGCTTTTAAATTTGCCATATAACTAGGGTCTTTTTCCATGAGTATTTTGTTGTCCTGTAATGTACTGGCTATAAATGTAACAGATTTTGGTTCTGCTTTTTCTTGCTCTGTTTTTAATTCAAACTGTTCAAAAAGTTGTTGTTTACTATCCGCCCAATATAATGTATCATCACGTCTTATAAACCACCTCAGCACACCACTTCTTTCTGGTATGGGATAGCCTGTGTTTTTATCCCACCACCAAGAAATAAACTCTGCTACCCAGCTTTCACTATCTGGATTACAAGTAGCCCTCACATAAGGCTTTACACCACAAGTAGAGCGGTTACGGGAAAGCATATAAAAAAATTGCTTTTTACTAAAATGTGTTAATTCATCAAAAAGTATCAGAGGTATTTGAGAACCCTGCCATTTTAATACATCTTTTTCTAACTCCATATAACTAAATGTGACTTTCATGCCACTTTGAAATTTCCATACAGATACTGGATTTTTGACTGCTTTTCCTCCACAATAGGGATAAATGTTGTAGGCTGTGTCCCAAAGTCCGCCTTCTGCAAATATCTGATTGTTATTTTTTCGAAATATCACTGCTCCAAATTTTCCATTGTTGATATAGTGTAGTGGTTCTAAAAGCAAAGCAAATGTTTTGCCTCCTCCTGCTGCACCTCCATAAATACAGATGTCAGCATTACAACATAAAAAACTTTCTTGTGCTCCCTTTTGTGGTCTGATTTCCATATTATACTCTCCCATTATCTGGCAAATAAATATTTACTGCTGTTGTTTGTTCTGTTTGTTGTTTGTTTTGTGTTTCTCCAAATTTTAAAAGTACCTCTAAGCACTTCATTTTCTGCTTTTTAGCTTTTTCGATTTCATTGTTGTAACGAAGTATCAATTCATGTACTGCTACAGTATTTGTAGTGATTTCTTGTTGTACATTTGTATTTTCTTTTTGCAAGTCTTCTATTCTTTTTTTCTTACTTACACCAGACACTACAAGTCCACCTGCTTTTTGTTCCAGTTCTTTTATTTTTCTCATAAATTTCAATATTTGCAAATCGCAAAACTTTATCATATTTTTACATTCTTCTATCTCATCTATTTCATGTTGCAAAAAGAATTGTTGTTCTTGCTCTGATAAAAATTCAAAAAGCATTCTCTCATATATGCCATGTTTGACATGATTTTTATTTCCCTTAGGAGCACCGCCTTTCTTCTTTTCTGTTTGCAACTTTTTTGCTGTTGTGGTTGCAACCTTTTCCCCTTTCTCCTGCTTCCAATAACGTACTGCCCAAGACTTTACTGTGCTCAAAGAAATGTCGTATTTCTCAGCGATTTCTTTATATTTCATTCCCCTTCGCCAGTCCTCATAAGCCTGTTGTTTTTTCTCCACTACATCATCACCACCACCTTATGTTGAATTGAAAAAAGGCACTCTTTGAGTACCTTATTTCTATGTTTCTAAATCTTACTTTTTTCTATTGCCCTTTCTAAAAATTTTGTATCAAATCCAAAGTACAAATAGCCCTCTGTACAAATATCTACATATTGCTTACTCTGTAACCAATTTTTTTATAAAAAAAGGAATAGCCATTTGACTATTCCCTAACATTTCATGTTACCATTATAACACTATATTACATTGAATTTCTATAGAAATTTTCGCTCAAAAGCTTTCAATGCCTGTCCATGTAGCAAAACCACATACTGAAATGTATAATTCATTTCACAAGCCACCATTTCTAACCTTTTATATTCTACATATCTTTTATAAAGCACTTGCATATATTTTTCATTTTCCAGCAATTGTATCTGATTGATAATACCATGCTTACTATCAATAAATCTATCAATTTCGGCATTGATTTCATTTTCCATGTCAATTATTTTTATCAATATAGTTTCAAAATCCGCACCACATTGCCTACTACATTGTACTTTTTGTTTTGTGTAATCTATCGCCCTTATGCCTTGCAATTTTTTCAATTCGTACAATTCCTGTAATTTTTGTTCAATCATACTATCTAACTTTTGTAATTGCTGTAAATATTGTTTTGCTTTCATAACTTCCGCCCCTTGTCTATATCAATAGAATATGATATACTTTTGTTGTTGGAGTGGGGCGGAAGCCCCTTTTTGTTTTTATTTTATTTTCATTCTTTTCAACTGCCTATTTATTTTATATTCCATTACTTTTTCCACTTCTTCCTCACAATCTAATTCTTAAATTTGGCATAAGCTCACTTCCATAATTTCTCTACTGGTTCTTTTATCAAATACTCTCCAGCAATTGTTGCATAAATTCCATAATAATCTTCACTAAATTGAATATCAAAATTTTCATTGAAGATAAAATTTAATGCTAATACATATATATCAAGCAAGGCTCTATAATCTATCTCTTCTACATTGAAAGAGTTCCTATAAATTAGTTTACAATATCTTTCTAAAGTGTCTTGTAGTTCTTGTCCAAATTCTGACTGTAATAATTTTTGTTTTTCTTTTTGGCTCATAATTTTCACTCCTTTTTTTCTTGTCTTATCCTTTCCAACTGTCTATTTATTTTATATTCCATTACTTTTTCCATTTCTTTCTCACAATCTAATTCTTAAAATACCTTATAGCCTTTTACTGTTTTATTTTCACTCATTCCACATACTCCTTTCTATATTGCACATTCATCAGTACTATTTTTATTATTTTGATTTTTCAAGCAATTCCTTTCTTTTTTCTGCAAACAATTCTGCCACACTAGCAAAATCATTTTCCTGTGGTTTAGGAGCATACAACAAAAGTGTTTGTAACTGTTTTTGTTTTTGTTGTTCTTGTTCTAACAATTTTTGCTGTTTCTGTTGTTGATACAACTCTTGTTTTTGCTGCTGATATTCTAACTGTTTTTGTTCTATTTTTTGCCTTGTTTCCAGTGGCAAAACATTTTTTTGTTTTTGTCTTTTTTCTTCTGCTTGATAGATTTTTAAAAAATGTGCTCTATCTATTTCTGTATCCTCACTTAGGCACAAATCCCTCCAGCCCATTCTTTGCACAACTGTTTTTGTCATATCAGACATACTTTCCAGTGCCTGCAATTCTCTATACTGACCATAATTTCGTATTGCTGTTATGACTTCTCCCCAAGCTGCTCCGCCGTCCAATACACAACCTGTATTGATTTCAGCAATGACTTCTCTGACTTCTGCCACAGTAGGAAAATACTTACTTGTAGCTATAATTTTCTGCACAGCCAAGTTCATGATTTCCCTGTCTGTATCCGCAAACATTGTTATCCATATATTGATTTTTCCTTCTGCCTCTTGTCTTGTCATATCTTTCAATGCTCCGGAGTAATTCGCTTTCAGCACTGCAAGAACCTGAACAATTTCTTCTCTTGTCAAAACAACACACCTCCTTCTTCTTGTGCAATATCCAAGAAAATGTTACTACTTTGTGGCTGTATTACAACGCCTGTTTTATTTTTATAATTGCCGTCCAACACTTTCGCCATATTACTGTCTTTTATTAGCCAATCGAAATTAGCTAACCAGTTATTGCGATTTGCACCTTTCAAGAAATCAGAATTTTCAGCTGTTTCAAATACTTTTTTGAAGTCTTCGATTGTATACTTTTTCAATCTAGCTCTTATTGCTTTTTCCCTAGCTTCCGACAGCTTTGTGCAGCGTGGCAACGACACGCAAGTGGCGTTGTAACAATCAGCGATTAGCTGATAAATACCCTTATTGCCTTCTTCTCCTTCTTTTCTTTCTTCTCTTTTTTCTTTTTCTTTTAATTCTTTTAATTCTTTAGTTGTTGTTACTCGTTTGTTATTCGTTTGTTGTTCGTTTGTTATTTGTTTGTTATTCGTTTGTTGTTTGTTTGTTACTTGCTTGTTATCTGTTTGTTGTTTGTTTGTTATCTGTTTGTTATCTGTTTGTTGTTGTGTTTGAAAAAAGCTATATTTTTCAATATGTATTAGCGTATATTTGCTTGTTGTTTTAATTGTTATTTCTCCTGTTTTTTTTAGTTTTGTCAAACACGTTCTTACTTGTTGTGGTGTTAATTGTGTTTCATTTGAGAGATGACTAATGGAACTAACAACATCTCCTTTTTGTATTTCTATCCCTCTCCATTTTTTATATTCATAATTTGCCTTTAAAAGCAAATGTAAAAACAACACTTTTACATTTATGTCATCATACCACTCCCATTTTAATATAGAACGATATAGCTTTATAAATCCACCACTTTCTATCAAATTATCACTATCCATAACGCCCTTCTTTCTACTGCTGTCTGCATAAACACAAACTGCAGTTTTTACTTCTCCATTATTCTATTTTCAAGGTACAAACTTTTTTATTTCATCATGTCATTTACAAAGTATCAAAACATCTCATTTTTTTATATACCATTAAAATGGTAAATCATCATCACTTTGTTCTACTGTATTAAAACTATTTCCTTCTGTTTCATTTACTTTACTATCTGCAAAGTACTGTTCTTCTACAATCACCTCTGTACTCCATTGCTTTTGACTATTTTCATTTTCCCACGAACGCACTTGTATTTTTCCTACAATTGCTATCTGTTTGCCTTTATTTAGATACTTTTGTGCAAACTCTGCTGATTTTCCAAAAGTAATACAATTTATAAAATCTACTTCTGATTGTCCTTTTTGCTGAAATCTTCTAGCAACTGCAAGGGTATACCTTGCAACTGCTACATTTTGCTGTGTATATTTTACTTCTGGTTTTTTTGTCAATCTTCCCATCAATATCACTTTATTCATTTTTTAGTCCTCTTTTCTCTATACAATCATTACAAAGTGCCTGACCAAATTTTTTACGTTTTAGAATAAATTCCTGTTCTGCCGTATATTCTTTATTTTTTGTTTTGAAACCTTCAAACTCTTTTCCGCATATTTCACAACAATATTTTTTATTTTGTTGCTTCTGACTTTCTTTTTCATATATATTTGTTGTATCACTGTCTTTGTTATCGTCTATACAGAATAAGCCATTCAAAGCATATTTTCTTGCATAAGAGCTACTTGCTCCTGTAATCTGGCTTAAATCCATACCTTTTTTATTTTCGTCTTCTCTTGCATAAGCACTATTTGCTATTTGTTCTCCTGTTTCAATGTCTATTATGCGTGCAGTTGCTTTTATGTAATATCTTTGCTCTATATTTGTGAGTTCATCTGATAACACAATAACTGCTTTTTGATTTGCTAAAAGCGGTTTTAATGCTTCTAATATATCCTCACAGCTTCGAAAAGCGTAATTGCCAAATTTATTATATTGCTCTTTTGGTGCTTTTAAATTTTGTTGTATCTCAAATAGCTTGCTGTAAATGCTCATAGTTATCACTCTTTTCCATTCGATTTTTCAACTCTTTTAAATATACTATACATTCTTCCATATACTCTTTTATTTCTTTATATGGGTCATTTAAGTGAATTTCAAGTCGTATATCTGGTTGTGCATACTCTCTCGTTTCTTCATAGGCATACCAGCCTGTTTTATGTATTTGTATTTTCAGTAGTGCGATATGTCCACTAAATTCAAAAAACACTGTTGGTTTCTCTCCTGTATATTTTCTTTGTCTTTGCTCTAATCCATTGATTTCAAAACACAGTTGCAATATCTCATTCACTTTTTGCATTTTTTCTAATTCCATATGTTTATCCTCCCTTATCGTATTCTCAAACTTGTCCCTTTTTCTTCCAGATGTGCAAAATGTAATTTTGCACCTTCTTCCAATGCCTTTCTAATGGCAGCTGTATCTGGTTTTGGTGGTTGTGGTATCAAATATTTTGTTGGTATATCATTCACATCTGCATCAATTTGTAATGGCTTCACACCACCATACTTTTGTATGGAAAAGCTATATAAAGCTGTTTTAAATTTCGTCTTTCCTGTCACTTCCATACACTGTTTTAAATGCTCTTTCATTGTTTTACATCTCTTTTCAAGCATTTTTTCTCTCTGGTAAAGCCTTTCTCTTTCACTCTTTGCAATAACAATTTGACCTTCTACATATTTCATTATTTTTGCATAATTGTCTGCTTTTTCTTCTATCAAACAATCTATACAATCCAATGTATTTAATATGGTTTCCATTTCTACCTCTTCATCAAATAACATTTCCTGTGCTTCTAAAAAATTTTCTGTTAATTCATATAAACTAGCCATTGCAAACACTCCTTCATTATGCTATAATACCCATAATTGTATTTTTCTTTGCCCCTTTTGGAATGCCAGTTCCTTAGGGGCTTTTTTCATCTCCATTCCATTCTATCTATCAGCCACCATATTATTACGGCTGCTAATATCGCTGCTATGTATTTCCCGCCTATTGCCTTGTAGCCCCTCTGTGTATAAGCTATATCACTCGCCCACAACAACATACTGCTTGCTACAGCAATACTTGCCAATATCTGTACTATTCTTTTCATAATTCTTCCTTATTTGTCACCTCCTCTACTTCATTTTGAAACTTGTTTAACAATTCTTTTAAATTTTCTTCTTTTATATTTGCTGCTACTAGAATATCTTTTGCGGTATATATTTCAACACCAGAACTTAATTCACTCAGTATTGCTTGCGTAATTAACTTTTTTCTTTTCTCACACATCATTTCCACCTTTTTTCAACCATTTGCTTCAGCCAATTCAATTTTACATTCTACTTTTACCAAATCATATACACTACATTGTAATGCTTGTGCAATTGCACAGCTTGTTTGAGGAGAGAGGGGCTTTTTGCCCCTCTCTATTTGACTTAACATAGAAGCTGTAATGCCTGCCCATTCAGCTAAATCTTGTTGCTTAATTCCCTCTTTTATTCTTCTCAATTTGATGTTATTGCCTATGCTCATTTTCTCCACCTTCTTACAATGATGGTAATAATTGCAATGTCAACTATGGCTGTTATTACATTTACTCCAATACTGAACATCTGCACTCCTGTCATATTTTTCCCTCCTTTATTAGTAATTGTTAACATTGACAATTAAGCAAGAAAAAGGTATTATTTTTATATAGGGGAGGAGTCGCCCTCCCCGTTTATATTAACTCAAGCTCATTATCACATTAATCAGTGTAATGATTGCTGCTGTGAGTTGAATTATTGCGGTGGCAAAAAGTATCATTTCAACTATGTACTTTTTGCCTTTTTTCTTTTTCTTGCTCATTGCCTTGACCTCCTTTCTGCTTAGTAATGAGTTTGTATTGTCCCTCCTTTTATGTTATAATATAAGTTAATTTCTTAACTTGATTATATTATATCTAAAGTTCTTTAGAAAGTCAATAGTTTTTTCTAAAGTTTTTTAGATTTTTTTTGGAGGTGACTATATTGCTCACATATCAATCAACAAAAGTTGCAGAAAAAATTAAAAGTATTTTAAAGGCTAATAAAATATCAGCAAGTAAAATGCTTATAGATTGTGGTATGAATAAAAACGCACTTTATACCATGCAATCATCAGGATACCTTCCACGTTTAGAAGCTGTTGCACAAATAGCCGATTATCTTGATGTTTCCGTTGATTACTTACTAGGTCGTACCGACAATCCTAATTCACACAAGTCTTAATTCTTTGGCTGTCTTCTGGCAGCCTTTTTTTCATAACAACCACTCCTGTTTGACTTTTTGTTTCTGTTTGATGTACAATGATATTAAGCTATTTTTTTAAATTACTTCTATCAACTTCTTGTTCCAGCAAGTAGTCGATGGTATTACTTTTTAAAATTGCGTGGTATAATGTAAGTTAATTTCTTAACTTGATTATATTATATACCCTTTTTAGGGTAAAGTCAATATATTTTTAACCTTTTTAGGTGAAATTGTTAAATTGCATAAAAGGAGTTGGATTTTTTATGTATAATTCACAAGAAATAGCTAATCGTGTAAAAACAATGGCAAAACAACAAAATAAAAGTGTTAATGAAGTCCTTGTTGCCTGTGAACTTGGTAAAAATACTATTTCTAAAATGGCAAATGGAACTGATGTCTATTCTAAAAATTTAGCTAAAATTGCTGACTACCTTAATTGTTCCGTTGATTATTTACTAGGTCGCACCGACAATCCTAATTCACACAAGTCTTAACTCTCTGGCTGTCTTCTGGCAGCCTTTTTTCATAATAACCACTCCTAAACAATCACCTTTAAATATCTTTTAAAAAGTCATCTGTCTTACAACCAAAAACATCTGCAATTTCTTTTGCAAGTTCCATACTTAATGACTTTGTTCCTCTCTCTATCTGAGAAATAAACGAAAAGGACACAGCAACTTTTTCTCCTAATTCTTTTTGTGTTATATTTCTTTCTAATCTCATTTTTTTAACATTTGTCCCTACACTCATTTTCTCAACTCCCTTACAAGTAAAACAATAATTGCACTGTCTACAATAATAACTCCAATGTTTGCTACAATACTGAATATTTGTAATACTGTCATATTTTCTCCCTTCTTTCTATCTATTGTTTATTGACAATGAGCAAGAAAAAGATTATTATTTTTATATGGGGGAGGCTGCTTTCCTCCCCCGTTTTGTTAATTCATCAGCTGTTGTATTATCAGCAATATAATCGCTGTTATCAGCTGAGTAAGTGTTGTAGCAAGAAGTATGACAATTTTTTCTATTTTCTTCTTGCTACTTTTTTTCTTTTTCTTACTCATTGCCTTAACCTCCTTTCTTTTGGTGTTTGTTAAGGTGGTGTTCCTTAACTATGGTTTAATTATATCACGGTATTCCGCAAAAGTCAACGGTATTCCGCAAAACAAAATAATAAAATATCAATAAATTTAGGAGTGATTTTTATGTATAATTCACAATTTACCGCTGACCAAATTAAAAAATTATTAATTGACAAAAATAAAACTGGCAAACAAATGGCTTCTGACTGTAATCTTGGTGTAAATGTTCTGTCAAATCTTCGTAGAGGTGATGTAAAAAGTATTGAAACTTTTTATAAAATCGCCGACTACCTTGACTGCTCTGTTGATTACTTACTAGGTCGCACAGATAATCCTAATTCACACAAGCTATAGTTCCTTGCAAATATTTTTATTTACAATGTAAATAATATTTGATACAATGTAATTAACAAAATATAAGTGAGGTGCAAATTATGGCTCAAACAAATGTCAATATTAGAATGGACGATATGTTAAAACAACAATTTGATACCCTTTGTAATGAACTTGGACTTACTATGTCTACCGCTATCAACATCTTTGCAAAAACAATGGTACGTCAACAAGGAATTCCTTTTGAAGTTTCTCTTGACCCCTTTTATTCTAAGAGTAATATGGCACATTTACGTCGTGGCATTGCAGCACTCGATGCTGGAAAAGGCATAGAGCATGATATAATTGAGGTAGACGAAGAATGAAAAAAATCTGGTTTGATGAAGCTTGGGACGATTATATCTATTGGCAAGCACAAGATAAAAAAACAATCAAACGTATCAATGCTTTACTAAAAGATATTGAACGCAATTATTTCAGTGGTATAGGAAAACCTGAACCATTAAAAGGTGAATTAAGTGGTTTCTGGAGCCGTAGAATAGATGATACAAATAGACTGCTCTATAGAATAAATAATGACACATTGGAAATTTTGTCTTGTCGTTCACATTATGATGATAAATAACCTGCGTTTCATTATTGTTACTTCTGGCTGTCATTTGCTTTGACAGCCTTTTTTATGCTATCTTTTCCAAATAAGCTATGTATCTAAATTGTTCTATTCTTTTCTTGCAACACTTATATATCTTCTTATAGTATATTTGTTGTTGTAGACCTTCCTGTATCACATGGTTTATGATATTTTCTATCAATATCAAATTGTTAAGCTGATTTGTAGTTGCTATATTTCTTTGATTGCTGTCTATCCCTACCGCCTTATTCGCTAAGTTACTAAATGTAATATAATATTTATCAGCGTTTTTACTGCCATTTTCTTTAGCATACGCAACCAATGCTTTTATTTCGTCTGTTTCTTTTAGTCTGTTTGCTTTTGCTTCTATTCTAGTGTTTTGCCATAGTGCAGTTTGTTTTTCTAATAATATCTGCTTCATCTGGTAAAACTACCTTACTAATTCTTTCTTAAAGTTTCTTATAATCTCTGTATTTTTAAGATAAGTCATTAACAACGTTGCTTGCTGTTCATTTAGCAAATAAATTTTTTGTTTTCTTCCTCTGGTTTCTGATTTATTTTCGCATTTTAAATGCGTAAATAAAAGTTTTCCAAAATCTTCAAAATCCTCTTTATATTTATTTAATAACTGTTGAATAGCATGATGTTCATTTCCTGTACCTTCTGCAATTACTAGACTTGTTGTAAACACATCATTATTTTTCAATAGTATTAACTTATTCATTTGCCTTCCTCCTTTTCTTGCTGTTTTTTCCTTTTTCGGTATTCTTTTCTCTTTCTTTTTACTTCTGGTCTTTTTCTATATTCTTTTTGGTATTCTCTTTGATAAATTTTTATTTCTTCTTTATGTTCTTGTTGATATTTTCTAGAAGCTGCATTTCTCTTTTCTTTGTGCTTCTGATGATATTCTCTATAATATGCCTTCTTTTTTTCACTTGGTGTTACATCTACAATACAATCTGTATATTTACATTCCAGACAGTTTTCGTCACATTTTTTCATATTTTTAAAGCTTTTCTTCCTTTCTAATTGTTCTACATTTATCTGAAAGCCTGTGTTTTATTACCATTTCTTGTACTGTATCCTTACACACAAGCCAATTCTCATTATTCAGATTTTTGCTTTTTAAAAATATTCTCTGTTTTTTCGTTGGTTTTTTGCCTTGCACAATCGCACCTCTCTCGTAATAATCTGACTATACATAAAACTTTCTTTTATATTTTCTTTTTTTCCTTGTATTTCTGCTATAAATACATAAGGACACAATTCGATTACTTTTCCTGTAAGCGTAATTTTTATAGCAGTTCCTTGTAATCTTTTTACACGCTTTATTTTTATATTTTTTCCTACCTGCAATCCCATTTTTATAGCTTGTTCTTTCAAATCACTTTCTATCATGCCATTCTTCCTTTTTATTTTTTAACACATTTTCTGTTAATTTTTTTCATCTTTAATATGTTTTTTTATCAAAAATTCCTCTTATACTCTATTTCATTTATTGCAGAACACTCCACAATAACATTCTTCTTTGCCTGTCCAACTCATAACAGCAACAATATCTTTTTCATTTGCACCAGACTGCAACAGCTTATTTGCAAATCTTTTACAATCCTTTTTCCAAACTGCATACCAATTACTGCCCTTTGCTTTTTCTCTTTCTTTTACCATATCCTCTAGCTTTTTCAAACCTTCTTTTTGTGTTTCAAATGGTATGTACATATTATTTCTCCTTCTTGCATTTCTTTTTGATAAAAACTATCAAACCAACTATTACACTAACTACTCCTAACACTATACAAGGAAATATTCCAACTACAATACCACCAATAATCAAAACTACATTTCTTATCACAGTAATAACACATCGCTATTAAAATCAGGCATATCGCTACAAATTCCCTTACTTCCATAACATTCCGCCTTTAAAATATAGCTTGTAATTTTCCATTCGGTTTTACTTTTGTCATTTTTCCTCCATTTCTGTAATACTCCTTTATTTCATCTAAATCTACTTGTATCTGTTTTCCTTTGGGATATTTTAAAACTTTACCCTCTTTTACCAAACTTCTGACTGACGATGTTGTAATTGATGTTTTAGGATCTTCTTCTTTCAATTCCTTTACAGCTTCTGGAATACTTCGTAATATTGGTATTTTATCATTTCTTATCACTTCCAGTTTTTTCAATTCCTTAAATGCCTTTTTTTCTACAGAACATTTTGGAATTTTACCTTCTTTAATTTTCAATGAAAAACCAGATATATCTTCTAATTCCTTGCCATCAATGCTAATTCTTACATCATTCTGGGATATGAAATCAATACTAATGTTTCGCATAACATTCCCCCTTTTTATTTCTCAAAGCCGTCCTACTTGCTTTCATTGTTTTTATTTGTAACTATTTTTTATTGTTTTACTTTTTAATCTTCAAAAAATTCCCACCAATTTACTTCTAAAAATTTACCTAATATTTTAGCTTTTTTCACTGATGGCTCTCTTGCACCACTACTATATTTTTGTAGTGTGTAATAATTAATTCCTGTTTGTTTGCTTAATTCTTGTACTGTTAAACCTTTGTGTTTCAATATATTATTTAGTTTCATATTTTTCACCTTCTAACTTGTAAAGATGTACCACATTGTTTGGACACAATATTGCTTTTTTCTCCCTTATCTCCTATACTTTACTTATCAGCAAACTGCCATTTGCTGAAATTTATAAGGAAAGGAGAGATGTCTTTCTAAAGATAAAAATATGATTTAGAAAGGTGGTATGATGCTATAAAACTTAACTTAGATTGTATTAGGGATATCCTTATTGCTGTAGAAGCAATAGAATATGGCAAAGATTTAACTGTACCTGAACTTCAAGAAAAAATTCCAAATTATTCTGAAGATGAACTTCAATATCATTGTATAAAATTAGTAGAGGGCAACTTTTTAGATGCTTCTACTATTGAATACTTAAGAAGTCCTAAAAGAATTTTTAGAATTAATGACCTAACATATGAAGGACACCAATTTTTAGCTAATATTCGTTCTGATACAACATGGAACAAAACAAAAGAAGTAGCCAAGAATATCGGAATTGATTCTCTCCAAGCAATTAAAGATATTGCGATTACTACAGTTACAACTTTAATTCAGAATAAACTTGGTTTGTGATAACATATATTGTTAGTGTCAGCTCTGCTGGTTTTTCGGCAGAGCTTTTTAATATGTATTCCTTTACATTTGAAATCTCTATACCATCCAAATAAATATGTTCGTTTTCGTCAATTACTAATTTTTGTAACTTCATGTTCTACCTCCAACTGTAAAATGTACTGCACCTCTTGGACATCATACTACACTTTTTTCATTTCCTTTTAATAACTCATCTGTTGTACAATCCAACGCTTTAGACATAAGATACAGTGTTTTTACTGAAACACTTTTTACTCCTGTTTCAATGTAACTTACCATAGTAGCAGAAACTGCTACCTTTTTAGCTAATTGCTTTTGGCTCATTCTTTTAGCAATTCGTCGTAATCTGATATTTTTTCCTACATCTTCCCAACTCAATATTTTTCCTCCTTCCTTTTTACAATTTCATCAACACTATTTGTTAGCTTTTTTTGTACTTCTTGTAAATTTTTACTTTCTATATTTGCCGCTAATAATATATCTTCTGCTGTATATATTTCTGTACCACAGCCTAGCTTGTCTACTATTGCTCGTAGTATAAGCTCATTTCTTGCTTTGGACATTGGTGTTTCTCTCCTTTTTGTGTTATAATTAAGTTAATTTTCTTAACTTGGTTATATTATAACTCGTATTTACGAGTAAGTCAATATATATTTTCGTATTTACGAGTTTTTGTTGTATCTATACAAAAAAGGAGTGCTATAAATGGTAAATTTAGATAATTTATTCTTACGTATCAAAGAGTTAAATCTAACAGCTAAGAAACTTTCAAATGATACAGGTATTTCAACAGGAAATATTAGTGACTGGAAAAGTGGGAGAAGTATGCCCACTGCTATGAAGCTTGATACTCTAGCAGACTACCTTAACTGTTCTGTTGACTATCTTCTAGGTCGTACCGACAACCCTGAAGTTAACAAATAATTCCCATCTCTTTTGGCTGTCAAATGACAGCCTTTTGTTTTATATTTTGTACTGTACCCTACTTATTGTTAGCAATATAAGTTGATTTCTATCTTCAGACATTGGTGTTTCTCTCCTTTTTGTGCTATAATTAAGTTAATTTTCTTAACTTGGTTATATTATATCAAGAAATTTCTTGAATGTAAATATAAAATCAAGATTTTTCTTGAAATTTACGTTTTGCACAAAAGGAGGTCACATTTTTATGTATAATGCACAAGAATTAGTTCAACATATTAAAAAACAAGCAAAAAAACAAAATATTCTTATTGGTGATATGTTATTAGCTTGTGACTTAAATATTAATACCCTTAGTCAAATCTCTGATAAAAAAGGATTATCATCATTTAGTCTTGCACGTATTGCCGACTACCTTGACTGTTCTGTTGACTACCTTCTAGGTCGTACTGACAACCCTGAAGTCAACAAATAACCTAATTTTACAGAAAGGATATATTCAAATGAGCCAAATTGAAAAATTACTGCTCTCTGTTTTAAGTGGTACACAAGACGCCAATATTAAATTCTCTGACCTTCAAAAGCTGCTTATTACATTGCATTTCAGAGAACGTATCAGAGGCGACCATTTTATATATACTAGAGTAGGGATTGCTGAAAAAATAAACATTCAGCCTATTGGAAATAAAGCAAAACCCTATCAAGTAAAACAAATACGTAACATCATTTTAAAATATCAATTAGGAGATGATATTAATGTATAATTACGAAGTTATTCTTTATTGGAGCAATCAAGATAACGCTTTCATCGCTGAAGTTCCAGAATTGCCTGGTTGTATGGCTGATGGCAAAACTCGCCTAGAAGCAATACAAAATGTAGAAGTTATTATCAGCGAATGGATTGAAATTGCCAAAGAAGATGGCGAAGAAATCCCTGTCCCAAAAGGTAAACTAGTTTATGCTTAATAACCTTTTTATTTTGGCTGTCTTTTGACAGCCTTTTGTTTTATATTTTATACTGTATCATCACAGCATCATATTGCACTTTTCTCTTTTATCAAGTCATCTAATGTACAGCCTAATACTTTAGCAATTTTACCGCCTACTCTCATGGTAGGGTCTTTAATATCATTTTCAATCTGAGAAATATAGGAACTTGTCACTCCTACTTTCTTTGCTAATTGCTTTTGTGTCATTTTTGCTTGTTTTCGTTTTGTTCTTACATTCTCAGCTAAACTCATATTTTCTCATCTCCCTTCACATATTGTTGTTTCATGTTACATTATGTGTTAAAATGTAGCTGTGCTACTCTTAACTTGGTTATAGTATATCAAGTTAAAACTTGATTGTCAATATATTTTCAAGCTAAAACTTTATTTTATATATATTGCATAAAAAAGGAGGTTAATTTTATTGTATATTACACAAGAAATAGCGGATAAAATAAAATCACAAGCTAAACTAAAAAAAATTACTATGAAAGAATTACTTTTTCATTGTGAACTAAATATTAATGCAATATCTGAATTTGCAAAAGGTAAACAATTATCCTGTCTTAGTCTTGCCCGCATTGCTGATTACCTCGATTGTTCTGTGGACTATTTACTTGGCAGAACTGATGATTGCACTAAAATAAAAAACTCTACTATATTAACTAAAAAAATAAAAGATACTAATATAGAAAGTGATATTATAGAAGATACTTTTGTAATGGGTACTAACATAGAAAACACTAACATAGGAAAAACCAATAAAAAGAATGATACCGAACAAACAATAAACGAAAATGAAGCCGAACTTCTTAAAGTTTATCGTTCCCTATCTTTTAGAGATAAGCACGAACTCATGTCTATAATATATAAAATGGAAGATAAGGCTACCAAGGCATGACAAAATTGACAGTGATTTATAACAGTGGCAGATTGCAACAGTAGTTGATTACAGCAAACAGCAGATTGTAATGACTTGCGAGCAATTGAAAACAATTGCAAGCAGATGAAATCAATTGTTTTTGTCATCTAATATGTACTTTCTAGCAAGACCAAAAATAACCAATAAAATAACTAACAAGCAATCAACGAACAACACAAGAAAATATTGTATCAGTTAAACCGACACAACTACCGACACAAACTGTGTTTCTTAAAGAAACGCAAACAGGGACGCAAAGTGATACACAAATAAAAAATACTTAATAACAACTATAGAAAAGGAGTAGAAACTTATGGAAACAAATAATAATCAAACATTTACAAAGTTTCCTAATGAATTATTAGAACATATTATGTGTTCTAAGCTAAATGCTTCAGAAATAAAGATATTGCTTTGTGTTGTCAGATATACTTATGGATTTCATAGAGAACAACACGAACTTTCTCAATCTTTTATTCAAAATGCTACTGACCTAAGTGAGAATTATTCAAAAAAAGTAATACAAAACTTAATTAAAAAAGATATTTTAATTGAAACAAAAAAATATACCGCAACCTCTCCTCGTTGCCTTGCTATTAACCCTAATTTTGATGTTGTATCTAAACCAAATAATAACCTAACTAAAACCAACGAAAACCAAAACAAAACCGAAAATAACCCAAGTGCGAAAAGTGAAAACCCAAGTGAAACCGAAAATAACCCAGATGATAATATGATTAATTTAATTAGAGGTGTTTTATATCATACCTCTAGTGGTGCTGAATTAGAACCCACCACAGGTATTGAATTAAATACCTGTAGTGGTACTTTAGAAAATACCCAAGAAAGAAACATTAAAAAAAAGATTTTAAAAAAAGAAGTTAAAGAAAATTCTAGGGTTGATACTTCTGTCAACAAGGGGGAGATTAAACCATTTAATATGAATATCCTAAAAAATCAAATTGTTCAACAATATTTTTTTGTTTCTACAGAAAATAATACATATTCTTTTACACTTGAAGAAGTTGTTGATATATTCGTATTCTACTATGAAGAATATAAAAAACATATGAACACAGACCATCCTATATTAAGTAACAAAAACATTAAGAAAATTATTGAAGAATTACCTTCATGTGATAATATTTCTAATAATGATTATATTGAGTTATTCCCTGATTTCTACCCTGATATGATTAAAAAGCATTTTGAAACTTCTTACCAAAATTGTGATTACAATATACTTCATTTTATAAGTGGTTCAATTAGAGCATTACGATATTATGAAACAATATACGAATAAAAAATAAATGTTGTAAAATTATATTAATCGTGTTAAAGTCAAAATAGAATACTAAATTATGAAAGGGAGTGGTATGAAAATGAATACTTTAATGAAACCCAAAGTTGACTATGCTTTTAAAGAAATTATGATGAATGAAAAAGCACGTGTTGGCTTTTTATCTGCTATATTAAATTTAAACCCATTAGACATAAAACAAACACAAATACTAAATACAAATCTCAGAAAAGTACATGAAAATGACAAACAAGGCATACTAGACGTTAGAGTGCTTATGAACAACAATACTGAAATTGATATTGAAATACAGCTTTCTCCTTTAACTGTATGGGCTGACCGCTCTTTATTCTATTTGTCTAAAATATATACAGAACAAATACAATCAGGACAAAATTATACTGTATTTAAAAAATGTGTGAGCATTAGTATATTAGATTTCAAATTATTTCAAGATACAGATGAATTTTATTCTTGTTTTCATATTTTAGAGGATACAAGACATACTTTATATACGGATAAAATGGAATTTCACGTGCTAGAACTACCCAAATTGCCAAAACAATTAAAAAAAGATGCAAGTGATGTATTGCTTTGGGCAAAATTTATTAGTGCTGAAACAAAGGAGGAGTTCGATATGTTAGCAAGTAAAAATGAATATATCAATAGTGCGTATGAACAATTACAAGTGATTAGTCAAGATAAACAAAAACAAATGGAGTATACTGCTAGACAAAAAGCAATACTGGATTATAATCAAGGTATGCTAGAAGCAGAACAAAGAGGCAGACAGGAAGGTCGACAAGAAACTTGTATATCAATGGTAATAGAAATGCTACAAGAGGGATTAAATATAAACACAATTTCTAAAATAAGCAAATTATCCATATCAGAAATTGAAGAATTAAAAAAGAACATTTAAAACAAAAATTGAAAAAAGCCCTTACTGCTGCTAACATAAAAGGGCTTTTTAAAAAGAATTAATATAATTGTAGTTCTTTATTTATTATATCAAAGCCGTCCTACACTTTCAAGTTTTTTTACAAAACACGAAAGGATTGATATAATATGGCAACAATTAGAAAAAGAGGAAACTCTTATCAAATTAGAATATATTGTGGTACTGACATTTATGGTAAAAAAATAATAAATTCTATGACATGGAAACCAGATAACAAAATGACACCTCGTCAAATAGAAAAAGAACTAAATAAAATTGCTATACAATTTGAAGAAAAAGTAAAAAATGGGATTGTTACAAAAATAGACAATAAAATAAAACTACATGAATTTTGTGATATTTATTTAGAAATGCAGAAAAAAGCACTTTCTCCTACTACTTTCAATTATTATAATAGTGTAATTGAAAACTATATTAAACCTGCATTAGGGCATATTAAGCTAACAGAAGTCACACCAATGCACCTACAAAAATTTATATATGCTCTTTCAGAAAAAAATATATCATCAACTTCTATCAAAACATATTATATTGTAGTACAGTCATTATTTGGTTTTGCTTGTAAAATGAATTATTTAGAATATAATCCATCTACTACAACAAAATTAAATTTTCCAAAAACTGCCCCATCTCATACAGATATTTTAGATGAAAAAAGTGTTAAAAAACTTTTAGAATGTTTAGAAAATGAGCCCATTATGTGGAAAACACTTATTCACTTAGCTTTGTGTACTGGTTGTAGAAGGGGAGAATTAGCTGCCTTACAATGGGACGATATTTCTTGGGAAAAACATCAAATTAATATTTGTAAAAGTTTATATTATGTAAAAGGAGAAAAGAATATCAAGTTGCCTAAAAGCAACACAAGCAATCGTATTATTGCAGTACCAGATTATATTATGAAAATGCTAAAACAATATAAAAAGGAACAATCAGAAATAAAATTATATTCTGAAAAAGAATGGAATAAACATAATATGATTTTTACGGATAAAAAAGGGGATTATATATTAGTAAATGCTATTTCAAAATGGTTCACTCATTTTTTAAAAAGAAACAATTTACCACATATTAAATTTCATGCCCTTCGTCACACTTCAGCAACTTTACTACTTATAAATGGTACAAATATTAAAACGGTTTCTAGCCGTTTGGGACATTCTAATTTGTCTATTACAAATAGGTATGTTCATGCTCTTGTAGATGCTGACATTGCAGCTGCTGAAACATTAGAGCAAAAGCTGAATTTTAAAAAAGTAGTACAAAAGTGGGACAAAAAGGCATAA